AAGTAAATTTGTCCCATTTTAAATGTTCAAGGGTGTAAAACGCAAAATTGCTACTAAATGTATTGATTTATGATCATACTGACTTCAGGAATTAGGTATGGAAAAAGTGGAATAGAATGCGGAAGAGCATATGTTTTTACAGATTGAATATGTGAAATAGGCAAGCAAAGCGCTCCTTGTAGTCCATCTACGCGATTTAGCCTAACTGCCATCTTATTTATTCCGTTTAAGGATTGATACGTTTCGAGGTTGGCTCTAAATTCGTCTCCATTAGTATCTGTAAATGTATATCTTATGCCGCGTCTCAACTTAAATAGGCTTACGTTTGTCTGCATAAATAATATATTGAAATAACTTTATATAACATTTTATACTATATGAAATTATATTATAAAACCATAAATCAAGAGAATTAAATATCTAGTGAGACGGTGTTACTAGCGGACTTCTTGCGGCGACCACTGCGCTTAGGCATATTACCTTCAGATTGTAAATCCTTTAGATCGCTAATACTTATTGTGCTGTTGTCGTTATTTTGCTGCGCCTGGGCGGGCGGACCTTGAATATTAATTGTTTTCGTTTTCAATCCAGAAAGAATATCAGAAATATCGCTAGGGCCCTTCATTTCTGCGCGTGGCGGCGCCTGTTGCTTTTTGCTGGTTCTATCTTGAACATCAGGTCTCTCGAAATTCTCTCTAAGACTGAGACCATCGTCCGTAAAAGAGCTGCGACTCATATTTAAGTCAGGTCTCGTTGCGTAGTTGTTGTTACCTGGTCTTCCCATTGGCGGCGGAATCGCGTTTGGTCCCTGCGTCTGCATTGGGGGCGGCGGCCCACCACCTCCTCCTCTAGGAGGCTCATTCATCAAACCACCCATAAACCCGGAAAATCCGGGGTTGGATCCAGCCATCGTATTCACTGCGGCAGATTGGAAGGAACGCATCAAGTCAGGGTTTTGTCTTAAGATATCATCCATACCGGGCATTGCGCTTTTAAACATTGTATTTGTCATGTGAACCATCATAGCACTACCACCGAGCTGGAAAAGTAACTTCAATTCCGGTGCCATAGATGCCTTGCTCTTGTATTTTTCGTGTAATTCGCCAAAAATGTCATCATAATCGGAAATGTTTTCCTGTAGCTGTTCACTCCAGCCGTCCAACTTGATATCGAACGGGTCAAACTTGCTGTTCAAAAACTCCATTCCGTTAATAACCGCCATCAACATATTCCCTTGAAATTTTACCGAATTTTGCTTGGACTTCTCATCCATAATGGTTTCATATTCTCCCTGCATTTCCAACAAGGATGACTCCATATTGTATTTTTTGGACAATTCGACGCCCTTCTTTTCCAATGCCTCAAGACGTCTGAGATACTTGAACTTCTCGCGCAATGTTTCCTCCTTGGAGAGCTTAGGTTCGATTGGGCCAGTTTTGTCGGGATTCATAGGAATATTGTTAAACTTTCCGTATCCGTCCCATGTTTTCGAGTCACTTTCAGTCTGGGATGTGGATTTTCCAAGATTGGGCAGATCATCATCATAGTTGTTCAACTTGACGCTGGGGGTCTCGCTAAATGAGACGCTTGGGTTATTAAAAAAATCAGATTTTGGTTTGTAACTGCCGCCATCGTTAGCATCTGACAAATCATTCAATTCATTTTCTAAATTATTTAAATCATCCAAATCGATATCACTTGTTGGCTTTTTACTGTCCTTAATTCTATCATTCATGAGTAGCTCAAGTCCTCCTCCAAAATTTGTAGATTTACCGAAGCCACCCTTGCTTCCGGATGCATTGTCGTCAAAATCCAATTCAGTAATTTCTATCATGTCCGCCATTATATCTATTCATTAAATAGAACATTTAATTTTAAGTCTTACGAATTGTAAATAATAAATTGAAATTGAATTAGGTTATAATTTTATACAATTTGAAAATTATAAACCGGGGGCGGGACTTTAAACCATGAGAATTATAAAATTACAGCTTTTTATTATTAATAAACCACATTCCTTGAAGGAACGAGTCCGAAAGGTCATCCTTCTTTTTGTGTTTGTTAAAGTATTCTAAATGTTCGGAAAATCTGTTATCAGTTGTTAAAATCCCTAAACATTTGGATATGCCAAGTTTCTTTCTGTCGCCATAAGTTCCCTTGTCTTTTATGTCGCAATCCTTTAATTTATTGGCAGCAGAAATAAACTCTATATGATTAACCGTCAAGTTTGCCATAATAAAATACTGTACGATCATTCCTTGTATGGTTTTCATTCTGGTAGCAATTGGACTGATTTGGTTTTCTATAATGACATAATCAATTGTTCCTTCGGCTTCGAATAGTTTATTAAATTTTGTTTTAATGTTTGCTCCAATATTAAATAAATCAACGTCGGCGGCCTTTTTGCCTACGATTGGTTGAAAATACGTCGCTTTTATGTGTTCATTAATCATTGCCACCAAGTCGACCTTTTTCGCCTTTATATCGTGTGTAATATTGTATCCATCTGCGATTTCATGTAGTTTTTGGATTTTTTGTTTATTAATAAAGGCTGCGGATTGCTCAGTTTTTGGAATACTAAATGACTGCTTCTTAGAGTGTTTTAAACAGTAACAATTGTCCTCTTTTCTAAATTTTGCCGGTTTATCACACTCGCAACAATTAACAATATCGTCTTGTTCTGATATATCCACGCTATCCCATTTGGTTATTGCCAACGGTCCCTCTGGTTGCGTCTTAGAAAAAAGGCAAAGAGCTAGATTTTTTATACCAACGTCAATGGATAGGATTTTCATATAATAATAAATAAATACTTAATATTATATCGTTTACAACACAAATTACATTTTCACACCAGGCACCATATTTTGATAACTAGCAGGGTTAATTGACGGCGAAATAAGTCGGGCGTTTAGCTGTTCTCGGGTCAAATATGGGTTTTTTAAGTCGCTGTTGCAGTAACCGAAACCGGGCTTGCTAGTGTCAAACGTGTTCTTAAATTTAAATGGCACATTATCAGACGGTGTTCGGTCTGATTTTACATGAGGGTCTAAGCCTAAATCATAGCACGCCTCCATGCTATTATAGTTCATAATCTGAAGGCCGTTGTGCTGTAAATATTGGCGATAACTCCAATTATTCTGAATGCCTTCCTGTCTCTGAATTCTCTCATTTACTACAGCTGAGGGCTGCCATTGAGACCACAAACGTCCATCGCTCATGCGAGCAGGAGAATTAAAATTATAGTTATTACTAGCAGAATAACAATTTTCCCATCCATATTGGTTTGTTTTATTATCACTATAACAAGTTAAACTTGACATTTATATAGTATAATTATAATAAAATTTTACACAATTTTTCTTTGTCTAAATTCTTATAATCAAACAAATAATCATTCATCCAAAATGTATTTTTATTTGTTTTTGATATTGTTAAACTTTTTGGCGTTCCATTAATATTTCCAACATAACCTTTTGCTATAAGTATATTTTCAGGAACAACGTAAAATTTTGTTATATCTTTACAATGTAACCAATAAATATCACAATCGCCTATTTTATAATTTTGTCTGGTTCTTTTTTTATTTTTATTTTTGATACCACACGTCTTATGTAAATTAAATATATATGATTCTATATTAATATTTCTCATTGAAGATACCTTTTCTTGTATCTTCTTATTTCCTATTTTAAAATCAAATGATTCGCCTTGATGTTCATTATTAATAAAGTTTATAAATGAAATGTTATTTTCTCTTAATTTCCTATATTCATATTCTAGTTTAACCTTATCGCATATTGGTAGGTCTAATTCATTAAATGAAAATTTTGTTAATATTGTATATTTATCTAATAAAATATTTGTCAAATTTTCCTTATCTACTTCAAATTTATTATATTTTGAGTTATTTCTTATTGTTAATCCAGATTTAATATGTTTAATATCATTATTTTCAAATATCCAAAGCTTATTATCCTCACAAGCAATACAAATAGTTATCATATTATCATATTCTTTGCATATTGAAAAATTATAACCAACATTATTTTTTTTATTAACCTTCTTTAATGTTGTTTTAATTTGTATTCCGATCCATTTATCTTCACAAACATTTTTTGGTTTAATAGCAATATCGGCTTTACAACCTTCAAATGTTCTTTTAACTTCAAAATATTTAAAAATCAACCCTTCTAAAAATTTTATTGAATTGCTTTCTAAATATAATTTATTAAAGTTTTCTTTACTATGTTCTATTTTAAATTTTTCACTTAATTTATTATATCTACAGTTTTGACATACAATATTATTTTTATTT